AGAGCAAAAGCACATTATGTATATACATCGCACAGAAATATGGTAGAAAGAAATAAAAAAATGCGAGCCGAGCTTTTAAGAAGAAGAGAAATATTGAGAAAACAAGATGAAGAGGATTCGGATGGAAGCAGTGATGGAGAAATTGCATATTTGAAAAAAGAGGCAGATGAGGATATCAGACTAATGCGATTGAAAGATGGAAGTTTTATGAAATTGTCACCTAATTATGAAGGCAACCTAGGAAAAACATCCCCGATCCCGGAAGTAGATACAGGAAAAAGTGAAGTTGAAATGGACGAGGATAAATTTATTGAGTATTCGTTGAAAAGGGGAGGAAGAAGAACTCGTAGAAGAAGAAGAAAATTAAAAAAGAAAACTAAAAAAAGAAAGAAGAGGAAGACTAAAAGAAAAAGGATTAGGAGAAAAAGAACTAGGAAAAGGGTTAAAGCATATATATAAAAATTGATATATAAATAATAACATATATTTTCTAATATAGAGATGGCACTTAGTAAAAAGAACCATAAAATTAAACACAGAGAAAATCCAAATGATGTATTTATAACTCCGTTAGCTTTGGCCAAAACAAATATTGATATGATTGAAACAAAAGAGGAGTGGTGTTGGTATGACCCATTTAAAAATAGTGGTTCATATTATAATCAATTTCCAACTGAAAATAAAAAATGGAGTGAAATTTTAGAAAATAAAGATTTCTTTGAATTTAATGAAAAGGTAGATGTAATATGTTCAAATCCCCCATATTCAATGATTAATAGAGTTCTGGAAAAGAGTGTAGAACTTAAACCAAAAGTTATATCTTATCTATTAGGAATCAATAATCTTACAGCGAAAAGGATGGAATTTATGGAAACACATGGTTACTATATTACGAAAATTCATATGTGTAAGGTATTTAAATGGTTTGGTATGAGTGTTGCTGTGGTATGGGAACAAAATAAGAAACCAATAATTGGTTATGACAGAGTTGTATGGAGATAATTTTAGATCCGAAAATAAGAAAATTGATATTATTTTCTATTAAAAAAATAATATTAATTACAATAATATAAAGATGGTAAAACTTAAAATAGTAAGTGCTTTTAGCACAAAAAAATCACAAAATTTAGTAGGGGTACAAGATTACGAAACCAACTTCACCCTTAACCAAATACCCGGCGATTTGGATGTTAAGGATAAGATCATTTACAGCTTAGTTGAAAAGCAGGCTAATGACCTTAACTCGTCAACTTTCCGCGAAGCCATATCCTTAAGACTTATAGGCCATAAAAATAGTCCGGGAAAATTAGGTTATGATGGTTTTGACGCCAGAACCAATCGTCAGTTAGAAGTCAAACCTAAAAATTTCACTGGAAAATCCAAATTATCTGGACAGGGTAATTTCACAGATTACACATGGAAGCGATTACAAAAATACACTGACGACAATGTTAAAATGGTCGTAAGTGGTTTCCATTATGGCAAAATCGCGTATATTTTAGAATTTGATTTTTGCGAAGAGCAATTTCAAAATAGACTGAAAACGCAACTGACCAGACGATTTCCCGAAGGAGATGTAAAAGGACAGTATTTAAGGTCGGCATCATTCGGTTGGAACCATTTCAATGAATGTAAAAGTATCGCTTTAAAGTATATATCGCCACACATTGAAACATATAAGACCGGTTTTACTAGAACATTCTACAAATTCCTTCTTAAACTCCCAAAAGTATAAAAAAAAATAATTTAAATTTATACCACATATTAATATATATATGAACATTGAAAACATTGATGGTATAAATTTTTTAAATAAAATGGATAACAACTCCATTGACCTTATACTTACCGACCCACCCTATATCATATCAAAAGAAACCGGGATGAACAAATTAAAAAAAAAATTAAGTAAATTAGAACCCAATAAAAAAATGAAAACTTTCGCCGATTGGCAAAAATGGAAACAAGAAAAAGGCTATAAAGATGATAAATTAAAAGAAAACTATCTAAAATATGGAAACACCTCTGGAAAAAAATATAGTTATGCTACTGATTATGGTGAATGGGACAAAAAATTTACTATGAACCAACTTGAAAAATTTATTGAACTATATTACAAAAAACTAAAAAAAGGCGGGACCTTAATTATATGGTTTGACTTATGGAAAATTACACCATTAAAAGAATTACTAGAAAAATATAAATTCAAACAAATAAGAATGATAGAATGGATTAAAACAAATCCTATTCCATTAAATCAATCTGTTAATTATTTATCAAATGCCAGAGAAATAGCTTTACTAGGAGTTAAAGGAGGAAAACCGACTTTTAAAGCTAAATATCATAAGGGGGTTTATCATTATCCAATACAATCTGGTAAAAATCGTTTTCATCCTACACAAAAAAACTTGAAATTATTTGAAGAACTGATTAATACACATTCTAATGAAGGCGAACTAGTAGTTGATACATTTTTAGGCGGCGGAACTACTGCGTTGGCTTGTAAAAATTTAAATAGAAACTTTAAAGGATGCGAGATTGACACTGATTATTATAATAAAATATTAACTTATATTAATAATGAGTGAATTTACACAAGATGAATATGATATAATTATGAGTGAAAAACCAAAAGCTGACACAAATGAGAGTTATAAAGGATTTTTAGATATGAAATTACATACAGAAGATGTTCCTGGAACAGGTAAAGGTAAAGGTAGTGACGATTGGGATCTAGGCGACCTTATGAAAATAAAAGCAGAAGAACAACCAAAATTACCACCCGGAGAAACACCAGATATGATGTTTGATACCCCCTATATAAAGGATGAACCATTAATGACAAGCAGTACAGTTAAAACGAAACATATTAATTCTCTATTTGGCCCACACGTTACATTTGACGATAAAAAGAATAGAACTTATGTATTTGACGAACATGAATTATCTAATAACCCCGTTGCCATAAGAATGAGAGAATATAGAAGGAGAAAAAAAGAAGGGACAAAAGTTAAGAAAGGGAGACCGAAAAAAAAAGGAGGGCGAAGAAAGACGCGTAAAATGAGGGGTGGGGACTTGAACGACATTAAAGTAGGTTCTATAATAGGGTCGCGATATAACGACAATTGGACCCATACTTTGGGGAGGAGTATGCAAAAATGGAGAGTAGTAGAAATAGAAAAAAAACCAATGGATTTGAATGGAATTGCATTTGTGCGATTACGGCCTGTTAATGATAAAGGAACCCCCACAGGACCTAAGACCGATATAATTGCCTTTTGGCGCCTGAAAGGAATGTTTGATATTGTACCAGAAACCAAATTTGATATACAGAGTAGGACGGCTTCTGGTGGTCGCAAGAAAAATACCCGTAAGAAGAAGAGAGGCGGACGGCCTACCATAAAAGATATAAAATATGGCTCTGCTTGGGTTCACCAGGACACGAAAAAAAGATATAAAATATCAAATCCTTATCCCGAGTTGGAATACAAAGATGGTGGTTTTATTGTATTAGTCAGAGACCCAGAATATGACCCCAATGACAAAAAAATATATAAATATAAAAAATCAAAAGATTTATTTCAGAATTTTGCACTGGCGAGACACGGATGGGATGGTGGTGGTGAAGGCGGCGGTGGTGCGGCGGCTTCCTCACTTAGAAGAAGAATACCGCGCGAAGGAATGGTAATTGAGACAATGGGAGAAGGCAATGGGAGAGTTGCTGACCACGAACACGACGGAGTTCCTCGTTCCACGCCTATTAATTTTAATTATGAAACCGAAATTCGGGAATTAAATCGGAGAACCAATCAACATATTAATGAAATTAATAGAATGCATAAAGATGAATATGGAAGATTTAAACCTAGTGATAGTCCTTTTGTAAAACATGAAACCGAATGGGCGCGAAAATACAACGAGATATATAATAGGTATAATTCTCAAAAACAACATTTAGATAATCTAAATCAGCAATATTCAACCGCTGAAGTGGTTCATGAAAATATGGAACTAGTAGGCGCACCTGAAGCACCCACTGGTGCTAGTGTTTCGGGGGGTGGTAGCCGGAAAAAAATCAGAAGGCGAAAAGTTAAATGTGGTTCTATTACTGTAAAATTAAAATACAAAAGTAGAAACTAAATTATTTACATCCGCCATTACAATATCCCCATCTAGCCGGGGGTTCTGGTGGTTTTTTTGTAGCGGGACCTAACCAATGGGGTAAATTAAATCTAACCCTTTTCTTTCTTTTCAAAAAATTCATTCTAAAAACATAATTAAATATAACTAAAATACCAACAAATAAAAGTAATACACTTATAAAAAATTCATATTTCATATATATATATAATAATTATATTTTGATTTTCATTTTTATAATTATTATGTAATGACAACTAGATACATAATCGCAAGATATAATGAAAGTATTGGTTGGTTATATCCCATACTTAATCAATGTTTAATTTTTAATAAAGGTGCAACTTTGGGATTGGCAAATGAAACTAAATTAAAAAATGTTGGGAGAGAAAGCGAGACTTATTTAAGGTATATTATTGAAAACTATGATAATTTGCCAGATATATGCGTATTTTCACAGGGTGGTATAAAAGACCATATGATATTACGATTATATAGAAGAACGCCACATATATATTTAAAACAATTAGCTATTGAAGCTAAAGGAAATATACCACAATCATCTGATTGGAGATATCATATTAGAGGACGGGACTATCAAAATCATATAAGTTGGGGAATTAATCCAAAAATAGGAAATCAACAAGGTAGAGGGGAACCAAGTAGGAAAGATAACCACTTAAAATTTAAAGAATGGTTTGCCAAAAATATCCGAAAAGATTTACCTACTAAAGAATTATATCATTATCCATTTGCCTTATTTGCGGTTACAAAAAATCAAATATTAAAACACCCAAAAAAATATTATGAAAATTTAATAAAAGAAGTCAATTGGGATACAAATCCAATTGAAGGGCATTATTTTGAAAGAAGTTGGTATTATATATTTAATTAATTTTTCATTTAAGAAATGTTTATTTACTTTAATGAAAACAAAATATATTGTTGCAAGATATAACGAAAACATTGATTGGTTAAATTTTGCTATGGATAAATGTATAATTTATAATAAAGGAGACAAATTAAACATTCCAAATGAGATATTAGTACCAAATGTTGGGAGAGAAAGTGAAACTTATTTAAGGTATATTATTGAAAACTATGATAATTTACCAGATATATGCGTTTTTTTACAAGGAAGAATATCAGATCATATAAGATATGCTAGAGGAATGAAATATAATCCACATTTGAACCGTTGTTTGAATTATGTTACATTTTTAGAAAGTCAATCAATGTCTATGGGCTCGTCTTACCCTTCAATAACAGTAAACGCAAATACAAAAAATAGTATTTGGAGTGGACAATTTAATAAAAAACCATGGAGAGGACATGGTTGGTATTTATATAATAATTATAAAAACGAAGAACATATACTTTTTCGTGATTGGTTTGTAAAAAATATACAAAATGAATGGCCAAAAAAAAAATTTAAAGTGTATCGTAACGCTATATTCTCTGTAACAAAAAAAAAGATCTTAAAAAATCCAAAAAAATATTATGAAAATTTAATAAAAGAAGTAAATTGGCACATAGAACCTGTAGAGGGTCATTTTTTTGAAAGAAGTTGGTATTATATATTTAATAACGATTAATCAATTAATATAGACCTATAATGTATATCTATGCATTCTATGTATATTGCTTCGTATATTAAAATAATAAACCCCATTAAAAAACACATAGCACCCAGCGCTATCATTGATAACAATATAAAAAAACAAAATGCGACCCATCCCAAAATGGCATATATAAAAAATTGTTCATTGAAAAATTTTTTATCGGTCGTCCAATATCCCCAATGACCCATTGGAAATGATATTAATCTACCCCAACATAATACTGACCATATTAATGATATAAATAATAATAAAGGTGAACACATTTCCCATAAATTTTTGAAACAATTATTTATTTTTTTACAAATTCTTTGTGGGTTATTAAAACTATATCTCACAGGTCTAGTGCAAGCAGGGCATTTAAAAGTATTAAATAATTCATCATTATATTTTAATATTTTTTCAGCACAACGATCGCATATTTTATAATCACAATTATTGTTTGGACACGTTTTACCAATTCTACAATTAGGTCCTCCTAATACCTGACATTCTGATGACATTTAAATGTTAAAATATATAATTTAATATTTAAATGAATTATATATATGAATAAGGATGATTATATAAAAAAAGTTGTTTCATTATTTCATGAATTTTGTGATACAGCAACCATAACTGATTATGATGCCGGATGGACCAAAGATAGAAAATATTATATAAATCCTGAAGACTGGGATATGAGAAGTGCTGGATTAAAATGTGATTTAGGTGATTGTTGGAGAGAATGGTATATAGGTTATACACACAGTGGTTTTTTTGTAAGTAGTGCAATTTGGAGCGAAAGGCAGCGACCACCATGGACATTTAATAAATGGTATCCATTTTGGGGCAAGGCAACGAAACGAAAAGCTATTCTTACATTGAGTATTAAAAAATATTGGCACGAAAAAAAAATAAAAAAATTATTGAATTTACTATTGATATGTAAAAAATATTCACTCTCAGATGATTTAAGATATATAATAAATAAATTGATATAATTTTTTTATTTTTAATTAACACTAATAACAATTGAAATTATGAATTATACTACCACAAAACGGAAAAATGGAAAAGGAATAAAAATTCAATTTGAATTAACTGAAGAGCAAATTTTTATATCAAAACTAAAAAAAGGAGACAAAATTGATTTCAGCAAAGATGGATTAAATTTCTGCGAAGCAAGAGTAACTGATATATTTGAGTGGCGCCAAAAAAATCAAATAAGAATTATGGTTAGACCATTAATAGAAAATTGGAGAGAAAAATACGGAATTTATGGCTTTACATATAGAGATTTTACTCGTTATCATGGAATACCTAATGCGATGATAAGTCAGTTGCATTCATGCACAAGAAATTGGCGAAGTGAATTAAAGGTATTTGATTTTATTGATTTTGTTATTCCAAAATACATTCAAGAATTATTTACTTCAAAACTTGAGATAAACTTTTGTTATAGTGGAATGATAATAGCCAAAACAAGTAATTATATTTATGTTTCTGCAACAATACCACATTTATGTGGTAATTGGGATAACAAAATTCATTTTTACAAAAACTCGTTTGGTGTATTTATTATACCATTTACAATTGGTTCCGATGATATTTTTAAAAATGAAACTATCACAAAAATGAAAGTTAAACCATGTTGTGGAGTAGACCGTAATAATAGACTGGTAGCAAATCATTGTTGTTTTAACAGAAAATATTTAGATCCTGAATTAATTTCAGGATTTATACGGACATTATCATACAAAACATTATTTGTAGATTTTGATAGTAAATTTGTTGATAATTCAACAGCGTGTCCAATCTGTTTTGAAGAATTAAGTTTAACGAAATTAGGGTGTGGTCATAAATGCTGTGAAGAATGTTTTCATAAAATGTTTATGCATTCTCATTGTTATATGGAAAATTCTAAAATAGAGTGTCCTCTATGTAGAAAAAATATATTTAAATTAAGTAGTTCTGGCTCCGCGTGTAAAATTGACACATCAACTCCTATTGTAGGTATTGATGGAAAATATAATGAAAAATATTTAGATGTAATATTTAATAATTGCAAAGTTCGCGATAAAGATGGTATATTATATCAAGTGATATCAAGAGAAAATATCTCAGAACAAATAAAAAAAGATACAATCTTAGCATTAAAAAAATGTGAGATTAGTGTAAATAACGATAATGGTTGTATTTTCAAGAAAAAATCAGAGATAGAGGTGGTAGAGAACTATAATATATCCGTTATACATTTTAGAAATCCAAAGGGGGGTGCATATACTGTTGATTTAAAAAAAGCATCTAGGCATCAAACTCATCTTATAAAAAAAAGAATAAAAGATTTATCGGAAGTAGAAGGAGCTGGGACGAGATGTAATAGAGAAAATTGTAGTTGTGCGAAAAATAAAAAACCATTTGTAAAATGTTTTAAAACTTTAAATGGTACTTGTAATCGTTACAAGCCACATTGGGATAATTTTATATTATATTTGACAGACTATTATAGCCTAGATGAAAGTAAATTTCATATGACCATCCTAACAAAATTTTTGAAAAAATATTATCCTTATTACATTATTTCATATGAAGGAACAAAATGTCACAACCAACCCCAACCATTTGCTTAAATAATTAAATAAAAATAATAAAGATTTTTTTTGATTAATAATCAATGACTTACAATGACCATTGGTTATTAACTACACACGCGGCTGCTCTTTTCCCCATGGGTGTATTTTTATGGAGTTGGAAAAGAAGAAAAGATACTGCATCTATTTATATGTTAATAAAATTTATTTATGGTGTTACTTATTCTTTACTATATCATTCCCATCATAGTTTGCCAGAAGACCAAATTTTTACAACCGATTATGACTATGATAATTGGGCACTACTAGACGGTTATGCGAGTTCAAGTTTAATATTTACAACCGTTTTATATGGATTAAGGGTAAGAGAACCACAAATATATATAACAAGTTTTGCAGTTGAAAATATTGTTTTAATAGTTTATTTATGGGAAAACTTAAAACACGATGTAATATTAACATGGTATTTATCAATATGTAGTTTTGTTGTTGTTATAATAAAATGGAGAACTGTTTGGAGATATTTATTACGATTTAAAATTTTATCTTTTTTATTTTCCGTTTGTGGCATAATAGCAATAATTATGTATGCTATAGCTTCTCAAAATTGGTATAATGCCGCATATATGAAATATCATTCGTTGTGGCATTGTTTTGTATTTTCTACAGCTGGATTTGCTTCACTATTACGCTATAAATTAGATGAACAATTATATCCAATAATGAATAGAAGAAGTCAATTAGATTCAATATAAATTTATTATATAATTATTTATTATAATAT